CCTCCCAGTTATCGGGCGGCGTCATCTGACCTAACCATCTCCATTTCTCCACTAGGTTTAGTGGAACTTGCTGATGAAGAATTTGAAGTACACGGTCCACGTCTAAACCGTTACTCACTTAACTGGGCCATGTATCTAGGCCACCACTGGTCTTATCGCCGTGAAATTGGCGAATCGCAAATGGTATATAACTATTACCGTGCATTTACAGATTTTATTATTAACTTTACTTTTAGTCGTGGCGTATCATTCCGTAGCCCTGTGCAGACTGAAGCAATCGTTCCAGATATCTTAAAACGTGTGTGGGAAATTGACAATGATAAGCACGGTATTCTTTGGGAGATGGGCCAGCAAGGCGGAGTATCCGGAGACTGCTTTGTTAAAGTAGCCTACGAAGAGGGTTACGAAGACTCTACAGGCCGTCCACACCCAGGGCGTATCCGCATCCTTCCACTTAACTCTTCTTTTGCATTTCCAGAGTTCCACCCACACGATCGTTCACGTTTGATTCGTTTCAAGCTCAAGTATCGTTTCTGGGGTACCTCAGTAGAAGGCACACGCCAAGTCTACACATACACTGAAATCTTGACTGATGACCGCATCGAAGAATATATTAACGACGAGCTCATTGATAGCCGTCCTAATCCAATTGGCGTAGTTCCAGTCATTCACATTCCTAACGTCCGTGTTTCAGGATCCCCATGGGGACTTTCTGATTGCCACGACGTTATTACCCTTAACCGCAACTACAACGAAGTTGCAACAGATATCGCAGACATCGTTAACTACCATGCTGCTCCTGTTACAGTTATTACAGGTGCTAAGGCATCATCCCTTGAAAAGGGCCCTAAGAAGGTTTGGGCAGGTCTTCCTAAGGAAGCGCAGGTCTTTAACCTTGAAGGAGGCGGACAAGGCCTACAAGGTGCTCTAGAGTACCTAAAGGTTGTTAAGACAGCTATGCATGAAATGGTTGGCGTACCTGAGACCGCTCTTGGTCAAGTACAACCTATCTCTAACACCTCTGGTGTTGCACTTGCTATTCAGTACCAGCCTTTGATGAATCGTTACCACCAGAAGCTTGTACAGTATCAAGAGGGCCTACGCCGTATCAATGAGCTAGTCCTATTGACTCTTGCATTTAAAGAACCAGAGTTATTTACATACAACCCAGCAGTTAACGGACCAATCAAGCCAGGTCAACTTACACAGCTTAATTTGGCAGACCCATTAACTTATGAGTCAATCGTACATATGCCTCCTCCACTTCCACTAGATAAGTTGATCGTACTTAACGAAATCCAGCAGAAGATGAATATGAACCTTGAAAGCCGTGAAGGTGCTCTTCGCCAGCTTGGTGAGGAATTCCCAGATGAGAAGCTTGCAGAAATTCGTGCAGAGCTAATTGAGGATGCTAAGGCTGACGGAGCTATTGCTCTTGTCAAGCAACAGATAAATTCAGCAATCACATCGCTTACTGGTATGATGCCGGATGGAACTCTTCCTCCAGGAGCAGCTCCTGCAGATGGTACTGGCCCCGGACCTACAGGACAACCAGGTGTCATCAGTCCAATGGAAGAAGAAACAATTACAGAACTTCAGCAAGAGATGGTTGTAAAAGCATACGGTACTCAAACTCCTAGACAGAGTGCGAATACACAAACTGATACACCTAACTCTGAAGAAAACCAATGATTTAGGCTGACAAATCACTAATAATTTGTCAGGCTATATACCAAACTAACCCGCAGGTCATCGTGGCATTAAATCGGACAACGACCTCTTAACCTAAAGGAATAAGCATGTCAGAAACAACATCAAATGTTGTTGATAGTGCGTTAGCTCAAGAAGCATTTGCTTCTGAAGTTGAAAGCACAAAGTCACCAGCACAGCAAGAAGTAGTAAATCCTGTTACAGATTCAAAGGCAGGATACACAGAAGTAGATCTTCAACGAGTTCGTGAACAAGAGAAGTCAAAGCTTTATCCTCAAATTGATTCACTAAAAGAAGAGATTAATCTACTTAAGAAAGATCGTGAAACGCAGCTTGCAGAAGCTACACGTATTGCGAAAGAGAAAGAAGAAGAGGCCCGTAAGAAGGCAGAGTCTGAAATGGATGTTCGTTCACTTCTAGAAAAGAAGGAACAAGAATGGGCAGCCCAGCTCGAAGAAATTCGTCAAGAAGGTGCTCGTAAAGATGCACTTCTGGAGCGTGAGCGTCAGTATGCTGAACTTACCTCTTACAGAAATCGTCGCATTGCTGAAGAGCAAGAAAATATTATGCCTGAGCTTGTAGATCTAATCTCAGGAAATAATGCTGACGAGATAGAACAGAGTATTACTGGACTTAGAGAACGTTCGTCTAAGATCCTGGAATCGGCGCAGCAGGCTATGCAGAATGCTCGTCGTGACATGAAGGGCACAAGTACTACTTTGCCCCCAACAATGGAAAACAACTCGGGACAACAACAGTTCACCGCGGATCAAATTGCCGCAATGTCGGTTACTGAATACGCAAAGTACAGAGATCGTTTGTTCCCAGGAGCAAACAATCAAAACAAGGGACTATTCGGGTAAGCAATTACCTTCCAAAATCAACCTAACATATATGAATAAGGAGTAACACCGACATGGCATCAGCCGTAACAGGTACCGGCAATCTAGCCGCAGCACCTACAGCGTATTCTGGTTCTAATAGCCAGCTTACACAAGCAATTCAGACCATCTGGTCTAAGGAAATTCTATTCCAGTCAATGCCTATCCTTCGCTTCGAACAGTTCGCTGTTAAGAAGACAGAACTAGGCGTCGCACCTGGTCTCCAGATCAACTTCATGCGTTACAACAACCTAGGCTTCGCAGCTCCATTGGTTGAAGGCGTACGTATGTCAACAAACGCACTAACTGCACAGCAGTTCTCAATCACTGTTGCTGAGCACGGATACGCAATCGCAGTATCAGAGCTCCTACTTAACGCATCATTCGATGACGTTATGGCATCAGCATCACGTCTTCTTGGACGTAACATGGCTCTCTACCTTGATGGCCAGGCTCGTGACACACTTATGGCTGCATCTTCAGTCATCTACGGTGAAGATCGTTCAAACCTTTCAGCAGTTAACAACTGGTATGCAGACGGTACAAAGGGCACAACACGTGCTTCAATGACTGGTGCATTCAACTTGACACCAAAGACAGTCAAGGATGCAGTAGAAACACTTGCTACCAAGAACATCCCTCGCCTCGGTGAGACATATGTTGCATTCGTGCACCCACACCAGAGCCGTAAGCTCCGTGACAATCCAGAGTTCATCGAAGTCACAAAGTACGCAGCTCCAGGAAACTTCATGCTTGGTGAAATCGGTCGTTTGTACGACACAGTATTCATCGAGACAACTCAGATCCAGAAGGTAACAAACGGTGCTGGTGCAAACTACACCACAGATACAGCTGTTGATCCAGCTTCTATCGTTTACCCAACTGGTGGAGGTTACACAACTCCTTCAACAAAGACAGGTAACGGATCTAACGATCGTTACTCAGCAATCTTTATTGGAGACAACGCATTCGGTCACGCTATCTCACTTCCAGTTGAGCTTCGTGACGGCGGTATTCTTGACTTCGGTCGTGAGCACGCTCTTGCATGGTACGCAATCTACGGTCTTGGTCTAATCACTGATCAATCTGTAGTTATCGCAGAAACCAACTAATTTAATAGGGGGCGGGGTAAAACCCGCCCCCACCCAAAAATCAATCTAATAGGAGAATACACATCGTGGCAAAAGCAAAAGTAACAGACGTCACAGGACGTCAAAGAGAAGAACAAATCAAGGCCAACGCAGAAGCTCTCGCAGCTCGTGCTGGCGAAATGTCTATGGCAACAGCGGCAAAAGATTACCGTGATTCAACAGAGGTTGTAGACCTTACAACTCCTGTACCAACAGTAATTGATGAGGTTGAAGATCTCGGCGTAAGCCTTGCAGACGACTCAGTTGTTGTACGTGTTGCAGAAGACCTTGAAATGATGACTATAGGAGCAGGCAACCATTACTCTTTCCAAGCGGGCAAGAAGTACAAGGTTACCCAACAGGTAGCAACTCACCTAAAAGAAAAAGGTTACTTGTACGATCGTCTTTAATTCGTACGAGGTCTAATAGTCCCACTCCTACAACCGCCCTCCTGTAGGAGTGGGGCCTTTTTTATGCAGATTTATTATAATTTTTGATAGATAATTAAGATAACATTTACCTGGAGGATCAGTGGCCACCTTATCACAACTCGCAAGTAGATTGCGGTCCGAAATTGGCGATACCCCACGTTCTTTTGTAGACACTTACACAGGCGATGGATTAACAACTAGATTTCAACTCAGTCAAGCTCCAGTTCTAGGCAGTAGCCTAGCCATTACAGTGGCTGTCCCAACATCTACATCTACAGTAACAGCTGCCTCAGCTACTTCAGGAACTGTTACCTATACTTCTAGCAACTCTTTAACCGCTGGACAAACTGTAAATATTACTGGATTAACTAACTCTATTTCTATAACTGCTATTGCGGGTTCTGGCTCTGTTGTAACTTATTCAACAACTTCAACAACAGGTCTTTCAGCAGGGCAAACAATCACTATTTCTGGGGCTACAATTGCCGGCTACAATGGGGCAAAGACTATTTTGGCAGTCAATGCAGGAACTAACTTTACAGTCACCTCTACTGTTACAGGGGCAACTTCAACTGCAACAGGTACGTATTCATCCCCGTTTAATTTAACTGGTGTGACAGTAGCCTCTAGAACTACAACATCTTTTACAGTAACCAATGCTGTCACTGGTGTTGCAGTAGCTAGCGCCTCAGCAGTTGCTTCAGGTCTATCTGCAACCTTTAATGTTTCTTCTACAACTGTTGTAGAAGAAGGCATCGGCATTATGACCTTGGCAGTGGCCCCAACAAACAATGCGGTAATTACTATATCCGGT